ATGAAGAAGATACTCGTGACAGGTGGCTGTGGTTACATTGGCGGCCACACAATTGTAGACCTCATACAAAATGGTTTTGACGTTATTTCTGTCGATGATCTTTCAAGAGGGTCATTGAAGATGTTGAAGGGCATAGAGAAAATTGTGGGTCGCCCTATAAAGAATTACAAGGTCGACCTCTGCAACCTCGATGATACCGAGGCTATCTTCCTTGAGAACCCTGATCTGGAGGGTGTCATACATTTTGCGGCATTCAAATCTGTTCCGGAATCCGTGAACGAACCGCTGAAGTATTTTAAGAACAATCTCAACTCACTCATCAACATACTACAGTGCGCAGAAGATTTTGATGTAGATAACTTCGTCTTCTCATCTTCATGTTCTGTATATGGTAATGCAACGCAGTTACCGGTATCAGAAGATGCTGCTTTTGCAGAACCGGAATCCCCATATGCGCGCACCAAAGTAATGGGCGAAGCTATCTGCCGCGACTTTACCAACCTGCATAAAGACTTTAATACCATTCTCCTGCGTTATTTCAATCCGGTTGGCGCACATCCATCCGGCCTCATAGGTGAGTTTCAGGATCTGTCTGAAAGTGTAGTACCTGTTATTACACAGACTGCTATAGGCAGGCGCAAGGAAATGAAAGTATTCGGCAACGACTACAATACACGCGATGGTTCATGTGTCCGCGACTATGTGCATGTAAGCGACATAGCCAATGCACATACCCGCGCGCTGCAATACATTATAGAGGACCGCAACAAATCAAACTGCGAAGTGTTCAACCTCGGTACAGGCAAGGGCGTCACAGTACTCGAACTGATCGCTGCTTTCGAACGTGTTACAGGTGAAAAACTGAATTACAAAATTACGGACCGTCGTCCGGGTGATGTGGTAGAAGTATTTGCCAACAACGACAGGGCATGCAAGCTCCTCGGCTGGGAAACAAAGCAGGACCTCGATGCTATGATGGCAACAGCATGGGAATGGGAAAAGGTATTTACCGCTGAAAAAAATGCAGCACCCGCTCCCGTCCCCGCTGATCCCTCAGCCAACTAAGTTTGGATTTTGGAATTTAACTTTTGAATTTTTAATAATAAAGCGATGTTGTAATTTATACAGCATCGCTTTTCTTTTTACCGCAATTTGAGGGCTCAAAAAACAAAATATCCACAAGGTTTTTTTGAATTGAAATCTTTGCTGGTCTTGCAATACCTCAGATTTCGTGTTCTGTTTTGTTGATATGTTGTCAAAAATAATTTTGGAACCTCATCTACTTTTGTGGCATAAATACTATCAGCCATGCGAGGACAAAAGACATTTGAAAAAATTATTAAAGACGGCGGACTAACAGGCACCACCCAAAAGGGAAGAAACAACTCATTGGTCACAAAAAGGAACGAATGCCTCTTGGCGCGTTACTACTACTATGGCTGCGACAAGAACCTGGTCTACGAAGAAATAATGCGCCTGCTCGTCAGCGAATTTTTTCTCTCACCCAGCACTATCTCCATTATTATCCAGGCCCACACAGACCAGCTGATTGCATTAAAGGAAAAGCGCCGGTCAGCTTTTTTCTTCCAGAGCCGCTGGCCGCACCTAAAGTGGTAGATCTATATCTTCATTAACGATTAATGCCGCCGGTGCAAACAGTTGCTCATGCTTGGTACTGTAGTCTTCAAACGCTATACTATAACGGATCTCTCGCACCCTGTAATTATCACTGCGGGTTTGTGTAGCCGCCGATGTTCTTGAAAAACTACCCAGTGTAGTAGCTGGGCTCCAACCCTGTATAGCCTTGTGCAGCGCCCACTCTATATCATAGTAGGCGATTGCCTGCTGTATATAGGGTAGCGGCGTAGCCTGCGAGCTGTTGCTGTGCGGCTCAAAGCCCAGGCGCAACACTACAGTGCCCGTCGCCGTCTGCACGTTTTCACCAAGATTTTCAAAACTGAAATCTTCAAAGTCAAGCAGCACACACGGCCACGATACCGGCGGCCTCGCCTTCGATCTCAGTTGACCAAGGTCTTGATCTATGTACACAATGGTCGGCACCTCGGCCTGTATGCGCTGCTGCAGCGCAAGAAAAATTGTAGCAAATGGGGAATTCATCAGTATAAATTTTTATAAACTTGAGTAGGCAGAAGCGAACTGTGGGACGGCACTTTGGAATTTTAAATTTTACCTTTTTGATTTTTCAATTGGTATTCCATACGTATCATACCAGTAATTTTCAGGTATGGTTACCATCTGAGCTACTTCTTTATCTACAGCCATGCGTGTCTGCAGATAATCTATATCCATATCCTTGCAGAACACAAACCGGCCATCCGCTACAGGGTAGCCATATCCCTGCAGTATAGATAGGAACTGCGCACTGTTCAGCATCGCAGCGGTATAGATCAGGTCACTCTTAGTGATCTCATACTGCTGTTCCAGGTGCACCTTGCTCTGTGCATAGCCCGTACTATAGCTGCTCGTGGTGGTTTCTGTATTGCCCAGTATCGTTATGGACAGCTCCTCATTCATCGCTTTCACAAAAGAAAGCTGCAGGTTGCCGTCACAGTTGTTCTGCTTGCCATCCTTTATATCAAAGTCCGCCTGCCGGGGTATCATCATAGACAGCGAGCTGCCGCTTTCATCCAGTATCTTCTTCAGCTCCACCTTCGTTTGCTCGTCATAAGAGTCATACTTGATAATGCGCACCGGCTGGCCAAACAATTCTATATATTGTGCCCAGTCAGCCATACCTCCCCGTTTATACAGGCTGTATGGCGCGCATTTCAGCAGTAGTCCCAGGTCTTTCTCGTCGCCCATTATCCATACATTGTCCAGCTCTCCATAGGGTATGCCATTTGTGCCGGTTTGTTCATACGCTATGATGCCCAGTTCCGGCTTTATGTGTTTGCGCGGCACAAGCTCATAGGCCAACTCCTTCCCCGGAATAAACTCTATACCCGATATCCCCCACAACTGCGTTTCCATTATGGTCCGCATAATATTCCGAAAGAGTAACGAATGCAGCAGCTCATCCATCGCATGGTTGCGCTCGCCTCCGGTTTCAAAGTATAGCTCCTTATTAAGCACAGCATCTATCCGCTTCGCTATCACGCCGGACAAATGTCCGTCCAGCACCACGTCCTCATACATATCGTAGAGCCTGCTTCGGTTAGGATAATAAACGGATTCCGCACCGCTAAGTGCGGCACGCCAGCTGCCTATATCTTTTCGGCCGCGGTCCGCTGAGCGCACGTTCAGTTCATTCACGATCACACTTTCCTGCTTGTGTGCTGTTTTATATGTTTGTACCATATCATCGGGTTTTGAGAGGAAATAATTATTATTTACTGTATATTGCTGCACATTTTAAACGCCAACTGTGAGAAGACTAATAGCTGACATCTACAAGATCATTTACCATATTACTGGGTCAAAAGTTATTTCTTTATTCGTTGCCATCGGCTACATATCCTTGCTCAACCTGCTGACCATATATGGCCTCGTTATACTTACTGAAGAGTGGCAGCCGGATCTTATGTATGTGCATAGGCTATTTATATTTCCGTATATAATTGTCACAGCCCTTGCAATAGGAGCGTTCAACTTTTACATCATGCTACCGCTGCAGAATCTCAATGAAGAGATCAATCTGAAGCCTGTTGTCAAACCGATCATTATTTACACAGTAGTCTCGGCGCTGTTGTTGGCATACACAATGCTTATTGTGCGCTAATTCAGTGCGGTAACGAATAGCTCCGGTATTTCCATGCTGAATTGGAACTGGAATGGATAATACGTCGCCTGGAAGCAGAGTTCGCCCCTGCCTTTTTCAAAATAAGTGAAATACATAGTAATGGCTTTTTGGCCTCAAGGCCGTAGTTACTAATAGAAATTATTCCTTTTAGGGTTGCAGCTGAAGTTTATGGCATCGCCCTTGGGTGTGGTCTCATCTGTGGTGTCAGCATAGGGCCAGCTTTGCGGCTGTGCATGTCCGCTCATTATACTCTTTAGCGTAGCTATTGCATCTTCATATGCCGTCCGGAATAGTGAGAGTTCAATGGTAGCATTAGACAGCCGCAGCAGGTGCCAGCAGGCCAGGTCTTTTACAAGGCTGTTTAGGTATTCATCCTGTACTGTGGCGTCTGTATCCTCCGTGCCAAACAAGGCTGCAAGGTCATACTTGCCCAGGTACATCTTGGCTTCCTGAATGGCAGTAGCTATAGCCCGGTCGGCAATGGTAGTATCGTTTCGGGTAATTTCTGTAATGATCTCCGCATAGATATTCGTAGCGAGATCCGCTTGGGTAATGATTGGCATATGATAGGGTTATTAGAGATGTAATATTGACTTGAGAAAGATCGGGATGAATTGATGGCGTTAAGTCAAGTTGATCTTGTCTGGTTAAATTGTATGAACAGTATTGATCTCAGTATATCATCACTTTTAGGTTTTGACTTTTAACTTTTGACTTAACACTAGTCCTCGTCTGCGTCCTTCTTGACCTTTCCTTTTACTGGCTTTTCTTCATCCATGTCTTCGTCTTCATCTTCGTCTTTCTTTTTCTTCACAACTGTTTTTTCCTTGGTCTTTATGGTCGTTGTCTTTTCCTCTTTGTCTGCCGCAGCTTCCTTGTCAGCGTCCATAGCTTCCTGTGTGCGCTTTATGCCCACTATCTTCTTTGTCTTGCGGTCAAAGGTCAGTTCATATACGTTCATGGTGTTGTCGCCTATATCCTGGCGTATCGCGCCCGTCAGTGCCTTGCTGTTATCGTCATCCTCCAGCGAGTCTACTACTGCCGTTACTTTTACCACACCCTTATTGGCTTTTTGCAGCACAGGCATTTTCTTCCGTTCATCCAGGTATTCCGGCAGCGCCAGTATCTGCCTGCGAAAAATCACATAATCATTCTTGTTGTTTATCCTTGCCTCTCTTGCCTGGTTCTTCTCGTCTTTTTCCTCTCTTGTCATTTTCTCCTTCTGTTGTGCAAAAGAAGATGATGATAATGTAAGTAAGCAAACGAGCAATAATGATATCCTGTTGTTCATCCGTAGTTTTATGTATTGCAAATTTCTGTTTTTTTTCCTGTAAAAAGACAGATAAGATCATATCCTTGCTCATTTTTATGATTTGATTACGTATGCTCTGCACTTTTAGGTTTTAACTTTTGCCTTTTGACTTGAAACTAATACCGCTTATCATTTTCCTCCCGCGCAAACAAATGAAAGCCCGATGACCCGTTGAGTGAGAATTTATCCTGTATCAGCCATATCGCACCTTCCACCGCATCTGGCCCGTCATCATGTGCCCTGCTCCCTGGGCCAAAGGCTGTAAACTGTTCCTCCAGTCGCTTCATGTTCGGATTGTCTTGCTCTTTTGCATTCAGGTACAGCTGACCGTTTCTGTGTAGGGGTTCCAGCAGGCATTCTATACGGGTAAACTTATCTGCCTTCTTTCGTTTATCACCCATTATGGGTATGTGCCTGCCCGCTTTGCCGCTTACGCTGCTTAGCTCTTTCCGTATCACATCCTGCATAAACACCTCTTCCATATAGTAGTAGCAGCTCACATCCTTCACCATGGCCATTATATTGTAGTGCCACTGTATCATCTGCGCCGTGGTGGCCTGCTCCACATAGCAGCGTATTATGTGAAACTCCTGCTCCCACAGTCCCACCAGCACCGTAGCCTTGTAGTCGTTCGTGTCCTTGTAAGATGGGTCTGTATAGCACAGCAGCATTTTGTATTCCTTCAGTTCTCTTGCAGGCTTGTACGCCATCTGTTTGAACACCGCTCCTTCTGTCAGCGGATTATTAAAGTACTCCTTCTGCTGCGCCGCATAACTCTTCTGGCTCAGCACACGGTCTATATCCACCTCCTTATTCTTCTGCGGCCATGTCGATACTCCTTGCGAATCGCGTATGTTCACTTCTTCCACATGGTCCGCTATGTTCGTTGCCCGTTCTATACTGCAGTCGGCAGCTATTCTGTTCCCGCAAAAGATTATGGTCGTCGGTTCTGATACTGATCGCGTCCCTATTGCCGCTTCTTCTATCCACCGCCACCGCTTGGCTACTATCTCCTTGTTCAGGCAGTCAGCATCTGTATCCACATCGTCAAACAATAATACATCCGGCCGCACCTCTTCATTTCTCGCACCACGCGGACTCTGCCCCGCACCCACCGCACGGAATGCCACTCCGTCCTGTGTTATAAATTCGCCCATCTGCCAGGTACCCACATTTTGCTGCTTACCATAGTCCTGTATAATGCGGTTGTTATATTCCAGGTTCGCTTTGTACGGCATCAGCAATCGTATTGCGTTATCCAGGCTGTTGCTGATCAGCATTACATAGCGCTTCCTGTGTCTTTGCATTACGCCGCCCTCATTTACTGCATGTCCTACCAAAGCGAGATACAACACTTCCATCATCGTTCGCGTGCTCTTTGCCAGCTCGCGGCTCCAAAGCCGCACCTCGCACCATTCCATATTGTTCAGCACACGCTCTGTCGCTGCTAAATGAAAGTTCGCTGGCTGTGCATAGGCAAAGTGAGGGAAGTAATATCGGAACCACGCCTCCGGGTCTGCTTCCAGTTGCTGCATTCTTTTCCTTTGCGCTTCCTTCGTTTCATGTTCATCTATATTTGTCGAGTACTGTATTTCTTTCTTCAGCGCTTCCCAGCGCGCTATTATTTGCTTTTCTGTTCTTTCTTTCCTGGTCATGCTGCGCTCGTTAAAATGTACTGAGTAATGGATACAATAATTCAGCGAGCCGCTATGCAGGTATATGTTCTTTGATGAACGCATCAAAATGCTTCACCAGTATTTTTGTAAGCGCCAGGTCCTTACGGCGCAGCCACCGCACAAACAGTTCAGATACGTCTATGATCTCCGTCAGCGTTGTTGCATTTTCCAGCTTGTGTATAGCTGTTGTATACTTCAGCATCAGGTCAGCATCCTTAGGGTTGGCTTCCCTGCTGCTCTTGCTGCGCAGGTTTTCCAGCACTGCATATAGGTACTCTATCTGCGCGGCTTTCGATGTCAGCCTCGATCTTTTGATCTGGCCCCATCTGTCTTCATGCGCCCATGCTCTTACTGTTGTTTCATCAGTGCTTGTTTCCAGCGCTATGTCGCCTATGCTCAGGTCGTGCGTGGTAAAGAGAAAATACGCCCAGCGCTTGCGTTCTTCATGTGTCAGTTCTTCATTCATAGTGATAGGGATTAAGAGCAGCAACCT